TAGGCTCTAGATGCCGTATTACTTGTATAACTGCTATAACTGGCGGCAAGCAAGTGTGGATGGCAAGCTCTGTAGGTACGCCTATCTCTACAGTAGGCTAACTGTTTTAATGGGGCAGAGATGCCCCTTTTTAGGAGAGCATAGATGGCTGATGCAGTTGCAACACAAAAAATTTCAGACGGTGGTAAGTTTGCTACATTTAAGTTTACCAATGTTAGCGATGGCTCTGGCGAATCAGCAGTTGCTAAGGTTGACGTTTCCGCGTTAAGCAAAGATCCTGTTACAGGTCAGTCTTGCTCTAAAGTTTCGATTTTAGGCATTACTTACAGCACTGTAGGCATGAGCGTTAAGGTATTTTTTAATGCCTCTACAGACGTTCTTGTATGGCATTGCATTGCAGATTACTCGGATACGTTAGACTTTTCTGGTTTTTCAGGCATTCCAAATAATGCAGGAAGCGGTGTTAACGGTGACGTTAACTTCACTACGGTAGGTCATAGCAATACCGATACTTATTGTATTGTCCTCAAGCTGTTAAAGCATTATGGCTGATAAAAAGAAACGCAAGAAGCAGGTTAACGCTCCTGTAGGAAGTCCTGCGTTTAAAGCTCGCATGGAAAGACAGCGAGCTAGACGCGCTATGGACAAGAAGGGCAAGGACGCTAACGGCAACGGAAAGGCTGACAAGCGCGAAGGCAAGGACATTAGCCATAAGAAAGCGTTGAGCAAGGGCGGTAGTAACAAGGATGGCGTTACGATAGAGAGTAAGTCAGCTAATCGTAGCAGAAACTATCAAAAGAAAAAGAAAAAGAGTTCTTAGATATGCCTGCTAAAAAGAAAGCAAAATCTAAAGTAAACGAGGCTGGCAATTACACAAAACCTGATATGCGTAAGCGTCAGTTTTCCAGAATCAAAGCAGGCACAAAGGGTGGCAAAGCAGGCCAGTGGTCAGCTAGAAAAGCCCAGATGCTTGCAAAAGCCTACAAAGATGCGGGTGGAGGATACAAGTAATGAAAGGTGTTAAGCATTACAAGAAAGATGGAACCGTTCACTCTGGAGGCACTCACAAGATGGCTGATGGGACGCTTCATAGCGGTAAGTCTCACGGCAAGACAAGTGTTAAGCTGTTTCACATGAATGAGCTTTCAGCCAAAGCTAAGGTTAAGGCTAAGGGAAAAGCGACAAAGAAGAAGTCGAGCAAGTAAGTGCCTTCGCCTAAAAAGAAATCCCAGAAGTCTTTAGACAAATGGACTAAAGAAAAGTGGGGTACAAAGTCGGGCAAAAACAGCACTCAAGGAAAGAAGGCTACAGGAGAGAGGTATCTCCCCAAGAAAGCCAGAGAGTCTCTAACAGACAAAGAGTATGCGGCTACATCCAAGAAGAAAAAGGCCGATACAAAGAAGGGTAAGCAGTTTAGTAAACAGCCGAAGAAGATTGCCAAAAAAACCGCGAGGCATAGGTAATGGCTACGCCACGAAAGGGTAAGGCAAAGGTTAAGGTAACATCTTCTGGAAAGAAGGTGAGCTATGGTCAAGCTGGAAAAGCTAAAGGAGGAGGCCCAAGGGTCAGGGCGGGTACATCCAAGGGAGACAGCTACTGCGCTAGGAGTCTAGGTATAAAGAAGGGTCTGTCTAAGAAGAAGCAAAACGACCCCAATACGCCTAACAACCTATCTCGTAAACGATGGAAATGCTCTGGGGCTAAATCCAAAAGGAAATAAACATGGCAACGAGCGGAACATATGTTTTTGATCTTGATCTAGGCGATGCTATTGAAGAGGCGTTTGAGTTAGCGGGTCTTGAGTTGCGAAGCGGTTATGATTACAAAACGGCTAGGCGTAGTATTAACCTGTTAATGCTAGAGTGGCAGAACAGAGGTCTTAATCTTTGGACTGTAGATTTTTCAAAAGAAACGCTTACATCTGGAACATTTACCTACGATCTTGCGGAAGACAGGCTTGATATCGTAGAGGCGTTCATAAGAACAGATGACGAAAACACTACAAGTCAATACGATCAGACGCTTACCAGAATATCAGGCAGTCAGTACGCTCATCTCTCTAACAAGTTAACAACAGGAAAGCCGTTGCAGTTCTGGCTTGAGAAAAAACCTACAGGTATATCGTTTAACTTGTGGCCTGTGCCTGACGCTCAACAAACATACAAGATCGGATACTACTACATGCGGAGGGTGGAGGATGCAGGATCTCCCGCTTCGCTTAACATGAGCGTTCCGTCAAGGTATCTTCCCTGCTTGGTTGCAGGTCTTGCGTATCAGTTATGCTTGAAGTATACAGAGTCAAATGCAAAGGCTCCTATAATGAAAGCAGAGTATGAATCGCAGTGGACGTTAGCGGCTGATGCGGATAGAGAGAAAGCCTCTATTTATGTATCCCCCGGAGGTTACAAGTTTTGAGCAGAACCCAAGGTAAATATGCCTTCGGCTTTTGCGATCTAACGGGCTTTAGGTATCGACTAAAGGATTTGGTGCCTGAGATTGTTAATCAACGCCCTACTGGCCTTTTAGTGGGTAGGGATGTGGTTGATAAAGATCAGCCGCAGTTACAGCTTGGCAGAGTCCGATCTCAAGACGATCAGTCGCTGAGAGATCCTCGTCCAGACAGGGCTTTAGTTGCAAGTAGAGAGTTCTTTGCATTTAACCCAGTGGGCGGTGGAGACTCTGCATTTGGTAGCAGAACCCTTGGCTTAGATATTACTGCTGAAGTTGGAACAGTTACTGTAGGGATTACCTAATGGCTTGGACATTTACAACACTAAAGGCATCGATTCAGAATTATCTAGAGACAACTGAGTCCACGTTTGTAACTGAACTGCCCAATATTATTACTCGCGCTGAAGAGAGAATACTCAAAGCGGTACAGTTACCTAATTTTAGAAAGAATGTAACGGGTGCAAGTCTTGCGGGTAATCCATACTTATCGACACCTAGCGANTTNTTNGCCCCCTACTCTATTGCTTTGGATAATAGCGGCTACGAGTTCTTGCTCAATAAGGATGTGAACTTTATACGNGAAGCCTACCCGATACATACGGTGACGGGTGTGCCTAAGTATTACGCAATCTTTAATGACGCTACGTTTATTCTAGCCCCGACTCCAAACGCAGACTTTACGTTTGAGTTGCATTACTTTTATCAGCCGGAGTCTATTACAGTAACAGCTAACGGTCAAAGTTGGCTTGGTACAAATGCTGAGAATGCTTTGCTTTACGGTTGCTTGGTAGAGGCGTATATGTTCTTAAAGGGTGACGCAGACTTGATGTCGCAATATCAGCTAAAGTATCAAGAGTCCCTAGATCGGCTAGAGGTTCTTGCTGAAGGCTATGATACAACTGACAGCTATCGATCTGGCACAGTTAGAAAGGCTCGTTCATAATGGAGTCTCTTGGAATGAGCTTGCCGTCAACGCCTATTGTTACTGTTACAACAACAACGAACAAAGGGCATGACCCAGAGTTCTGGGCAGAAAAAGCTACCAATCAGATTGTTTCTGTTGGAAGTCAAAGCCATCCCGCTATAAGGGATCAGGCCGAAGCATTTAAAGAGCAGGTTTATGCTGTGGTTCTGCTTTATATAAAAGAGTCCATTAAGAGCGACAGGTCAACATTGGCTGGGCTACTTGGAAAGAATCAACAGAAAGATATGGCAGACATTATTAGGAGATTGTAATGGCAATATCGCAAGCAATTTGCAGTTCGTTTAAAAAAGAACTACTTGAGGGTAAGCATAATTTTACTGCAAGTAGCGGGAACACCTTTAAGCTGGCAATGTTTACAAGTTCTGCGTCACTTGGCGCGGCTACCACGGCGTATGCAAGTAGCGGGATAAACGAAACAACCGGCACTAACTACCCTGCTGGCGGTGGAACCCTCTCTCCTGCAACGCCCACGCTTGTCGGCACTACGGGTATAACGGACTTTGCTGACTTGACGTTTTCAACTGCAACTGTCACAGCGAATGGCGCAATGATCTATAACGACACAAACAGTGATAGAGCGGTTTGCATACTTGCTTTTGGAGCAGACAAGACATCGACGCAGGGGGACTTTACAATACACTTCCCTACGCCTGACGCAAGCAACGCAATTATTAGAATCGCGTAATTAACAATGGCTATTATTGCAGGTTGGGGCCGAGGTGGATGGGGTGAGTTAGCCTTTGGCGAACCTCTTCCCGTTAACGTAACTCAGTCAGGAATGACGGGTTCTGCGGGAAGCGTCACCGTAACAGCAATAACAAATGTTGACGTTAATGTTACAGGCGTTGTGGGAATTGTTACAACAACCGCGACCACTCAGAAGGCTAATGCTTTTGTTACATTGACTACAAACGAACAACTGTCCTGTGACGCAACTGATGTTAATGTTTACGGGTTAATAATAACGGGACAAACCACAGATTGGAAAGAGGTAGCTTAAATGGCAACTTACGTCAACGACCTAAGACTTAAAGAGATCGCTACAGGCGACTCTTCTGGTACGTGGGGAACGGAAACAAATGTAAACCTAGAGCTAATCGGTGAGGCTATGGGGTATGCGACTAAAGCAGTCGCTGACGCATCAACCTCCACTATAACAATGCCTGACGGTACGGCTACAAATGGAGAGCTTCGATCTCTTTATTTAAAGTTAACTGGAGGAGGCCAAGCATCCACTGTAACGCTTGCCCCTAACACCGTATCTAAAGTCTGGTTTATAGAAAATGCTACTAGCTACACTCTTACGTTTACTCAAGGCTCTGGGGCTAATGTAGCCGTACTTGCAGGTCAGACCAAAGCAATTGCCTCTGA